AGTATAATCTCCTGCTTCTGGGAAGTCAATCGTAAAGTCTTCTCCTGGCAACATAGCGAGACCTTCGTGGCTCAACTCAGGATGGTCTTCCACAATAACATTATGTGGAGGAAGCATGTTGTTGATAAAGTGGACTGATTCTCCAGCAGCAATAGAGACCTCTGCTGGTTCAAAAACTAGGTTGCCATTAGCACCCATCTGGACATCTACTGCCCAAGCAGGAGCAGCGATAAAAAGTGTAGCAAAAAGTGTAACTAGAAAGTTTCTAATCTTCGTCATTCTTGAGTAATTCCTCAACTCTACGGCGCATGTTTTCCATGTCCCGCTTTATATATCGTTGAGAATAACCATGATGCTGTCTCATTATCATGGTTCCCTGATAAAACATAGTTGCTGCAAATACTAGCAGCAAAACTATACCAACTACTTCAGCGTGATGTTCAGCCATGGCAGAACAGGAGGAATTACTCCAATAAGTCGAAGCAGACCTTCAGCAAAAAGTGCAAGAACAACCCACCCAACACACATAGAGATAATTGAAGCATTACGATTATGCTTTCGTATGGCAGCATCAATCATCTCCTGTGCTTCAGCTTTAGTTATTAGTACGTTGTTGTTGGTCATCGGGAAAATCTTTGTCGAGGGTCTCAAACCGTTCCGCCCATGTTACTCCACCTTCTTTACCCCTGCAGGGATTGATGCAAGTGTCATCACCTAGTTTATTACAAACAAGTCCAGCAAGGTCAAGTTCGTTTCCTTTCTTACCTGTTCCAGACCAGTAGTGCTCTCCGTTGAGCCATAATGCACCACATTTAGGACATTCCTTCCTATCCATAGATAGGTCGGATAGTTCTTTGTCAGTCATCGTTGTGGAGCTCCTGAATAATTTCCTTATATTCTGCGGTGCTTTTGATTAGTTGTGCCTTGAGTTTTCTTGCCATCAAGTACATACGAAACCTAACCCAAAGATAACGCAGTTCCAAATCAAGATACGCGAAAAGTCGCATAGTCGCATCCACACCTGCATATGCCACTAGACATATGAAAATAATAAAGCACAGGTAGAATGCCAACATTGGTATCGAGCGGATACTATAAGTATAGTACTATTTACCAAAGTTGGCAGCTACAATAGGCTACAATTTTGTCGTTTTGTAAACAGAATTGGGGGGTAACTGCATAAATTACAGGTTTACTCAACAATTCCAAGCTCTCAGGGACTTATTGATTCTGCTATCAGGGTCCGATGCAGTCTTCTTAGAGGTAAGTTTCTTTTTCATTCCACTCATTCGAGCACAGAATGATGCGCGACGGGGGTTTCCAACCTTCTTGCTTGGTGCTTTAAGGTCGCTTCCAGGATTTTCTCTCTCGTAAGACTTTCGTCCTTTTTCGTTAAGTCCGCCTGACTCGGACTTACCAGACTTTTTTGTCCAGGATGCTGCTTCATTCGTTTGTTCCTTTTTCTTATCTCTTTGTTTGAGATACTTACTGAGCTGCCTTTGCTTCAGTTGACGAATAATTTCCGAACGCTTGCTGAGATAAGGGGGTTTCGTTTTTTCAATTGCTTTGATGGCAACATCAGTTGCAGTACCTTCTTGAAAATCAAGTTCTTCTTTTTTCAAACCCAAACGACCAAGTAAAGACTTCTTCTTAGGTTTAGCAGATACAGAACCACCCTTCTGACGCTTAGCATAGTCCATGTAAGACTCACCAGGACGCAGTTTCTTAGGGTCCGACTTGGGTTTGGGTTTCGATGAAGAGGCACGGTCCTCGCGAGCACGTTGATTTGCACCAGGACCACCCAACTTACGGTCTTCTTCGGGGTCTGGGTGCCACAAATCAGCACGCTCATTGACATGCTCTACTTCTTCTTTAGTAGTTTTTTTGGGTTTCTTTTTAACTGTAGTGGATTTGTTTTTACCAGATTGACCACGAGTTCTCTCAGCCTCGTCATGGTCAAACGTGGGGTCTTCCATAGGGTCATAATAACCCTCTCTAATCTTTTCTCTCTTTGCTTTTGTCTTAGCAAGGAGACGCTCTCTAGCTGCCTTTTTCTCGTCATCGGAGACGGAGAACATGTTACGGTCGGTCTTTAGTTTTTCCGCTGGTTTTCCAGGAACTGCAGATTCGTTAGTATTCATTTTCTTCTCAGGCAAACCTTTATGTTTTGTTTTAGCGAATTTTTTTACGTCGGAACGCTTCGTACTGGCAGCAGCTTTGGCAACCTCAGGTGAGGGGTTTTCCATTTCCCCCTTCTGAGCCGCTCTAACCATCCCGAAGAATCTTTGTTGCGCTTTGGAGACTGCTGGCATATCAACCTCAACCTTCGATTTGTACCTCATTGACATACAGGGTCATGCCATTCGTGCTATCACCCTTTGCCTGAATCTTAATGCTGTTTCTAGCAAATGCAGTGCCAGTAAATGCAGCAAGTGCAGATGCATCAGCATCAATAGTAATAGCACCAGTTACAGGATTAACAGCAGTAACTTCTTTATGGGAGAAGTTATAACCAGAAACAGCAGCACCAGAGATGGTTACATAATCACCAACAACAATATTGCTTTGTTGGTTGGGATTATCTAAAGTTAATACACAAGGATTAGCAGCAGTTGCACCTGCAATCTTTGCTGCCTTGGGTTTTGCAAGTTTGAAGATTTCAGCACCATTTACAGCAACATGGACAACTTGGTCAGTCGCTACATTAGGAGCACCACCCCATGCAAAGTGATTGCTATGTGCATCAGCATTGATAAATCTATAATATCCAGTTTTCACTGTATATGCAGCAGATGTTTGAGGAGTGTCACTATTATCAGTGAGACTACCCAAGTCCTGAACGGGTACGGTTACATTCGATGCCATGTCACTCAGTTAGATTTCTTCTGTATTATTTATCTCCTTCTGCTTCTTTAGCATTTTCTGGAGTTCTGCTGTACTACCAACAAACATTGTATTGTTGACTGTAGACGGTCCCTTTGACTTGGGTTCGTCATCCAGTTCCTTCATTTTCTTCTGAAGGTCAATCAACTTGTCTGCTACGTCTCCGACGTTTTTGATAAGTTGACCAGCAACTTCATAAGCACGAGGATGGTCGCTCGCTCGTGCCACATCAAGTATGCCATCTACCGCCTCCTGACCTTTCATAACTAGGTTATGTAGTTGAGCACGAGTAGTCTCATAGTCTTGTTTGACATCTTGAGAGTCTGACTTCTTAAGCGAAGGTTTCTCATCAACAACTTTCTGAATCTCTGCGGGTTCAGTACCAAATACTTCGTTCAATCCGTCAAATGTGCTCATAAGTCTTCATCCTGACCAGTTACTGGATTGTACTTCTTATTGTCAACAAACTCAGAGTAAATCTCACCAAATCCAAAATCATCATCTGCATCAGCAGTGATGGGGTCAGGTGTGACTTGATAACGAACTTCACGAGGAGCAGGTGTTGCGGTAGTTGTATAACTATCGACGATTGCTTTCGTGATAAGTTTGCTCTCTTGAACAGGACCGTAGAGGTACGTTTTTACAGTGAATGTAAGTGTGTATATGATTGCTCTACGAGTTGCAAAATTGCCTTCGTAGTCATCCTCATATCCAATACTATTTAATACGATAGGTACATCTCTAACATCATCATCTTCCGCAAGTTTCATCGAAAGATTGTAATGAGGTTGGAAGAATGGGAGAATTTGTTCTAATACCTGTAGACCATCTTCTTGGTTCTTAGAGATAATTGAAAGTTCAAATCCAAGGTTGTAAGGAACAGGCATGAATCTAGTGTCTGCTTTGCTGCTATCATCAGACTTAACCCTCTTCATCGTTTGTGTGGGAGACACTTTTCTAGAGGGGTCGTAGTCTATACCGTTAATCTCAAAAGAGATACGAGGAAGAGTAATCTGGACACCACGATTCGTCGGGTCGGGATTTTGGTCAAGACGCGCCAGAAACTTTTGCTTCGGACCATAAGCCAGAGGCACCTTCATCACTTCATTAGAGCGACGAAGTTCAATGTTGTTGAACAAAGTTCCAAACCCAACAACAGTCTTTCTAAAAATTTCGTTGTAAAAATATGTACCTAACATTTATTATGTTCCCGAAATAGTTCCAAAGGGATTGCCCTCAGTGAAATCAATAATGTCGTCATCTTCACTCTCAAACGCTGCGTTTTGGTCGTAACTAGATGCCGTATTATTTAGAGTAGTATAAGTCTCAGGACTCCAGAGAGCACCTGATGTTAGACCCTTGATAGTCTCAGCAGTATTAAACGTTCCAGTACGATTGATTACTTGGAGAGTTCTAGTTGCTGCATCCCAGGACTTGACTTCTGCTCTATTGTCTTTTGGACTGTAGTCGATTTCGACAGTAGGTGCAGAAGTGTACCCACTGCCAGGGCTTGTGATAGTAACACCAGTAACGAGACCAGCAGCACTAACCGTAGCAGTACCCGTAGCACCATTTCCTCCACCTCCGCTAAATGTTACGGTCGGAACAAGTGTCGTGTTGTAATACTGACCACCATCAGTAATTGTCACCGCAGTAACAGCATCACCAGTGATAGTTGATGTAGCAAATGCACGATAGAGGTCACCAACAATCTCTTCCCCAACGGTAAAGTCTCCAGTACCGCCAGGGTCAAGAATGAGTTTGATAGAAACTGCGTTGTTAGTTTCTACAGCATCAATTTCAGCAACTCCAGTGTCGATAGACTCATCGCTATACTCGAACAGTTCACACTGAAGTTCCCAAACATATCCTTTCCCCAACTGGTAGAAAGGTCTTTCGTGCTCTACAAATTTAATTTCAAATAATTTCCTGGCAACAGGGAACCAAATTAGGTCACCCTCGTTTGGTCTTCCTTCCACGTTGAGGGCGGCGTTCGCGTCCACTTCGCTTTCAAACTTTGCGCGAGATACAACAAACGTCGTTTTGTTCTCGATGCGGATTCCGAACTTACTAAGGAGTTCACCTTGTCCTTCCCATCCGTCAACATCGTTGACATATGCTCGGATAGAGAGTGCTTGATTGAATTCAGAGGTTTCGACTTCATTGAGGATAGTGTCTCGGTTGACGTAGGTCCTAGGTAGATAATACACGTCCTGACCGTACAAGTCAATGCTTTCGTTGATTAAATTTCCAATAAAAGTCTGCTCCTGGGCAGACCCATTGAGTTTCAAACGGCAAGCACTTGTAGGTAAGGACTGAATGCAGTTGTCTGGATTCGGATTTGAGTAAGTCATCCAACTATGTCAAGGGGAGGGAGTTCGTAACGAGTGTGCAACTCATCGATGAGCGCCTGTTTCTTTTTGTCTGCGTCGTCCAAGATTGCACGACCGTTGAGGGTGACACCACCAAGCATTTGTACACCATCGTACTTGCTCAGGTTTTGACCCCATTGCTGTTGGAACAATGCCTCGGTGTAACCTTTCAACCATTCGTTGTTGTAGGCATCGGTATATGTTTCTGGGTCAATCGGCATAGTACAATCTACCAAGATGTAATTATCATTGGTAAGAGTATTCTTCCAATCAAAATCCAGGAACAATTTGTTTTGGTGGACAGTCCAACGTACTCTTCTATGAGCTGTAGAATTGGTAACCCAATCCAAGGTCTCAAGATACTGAGATGTCATGAAATAGTGGAGAATCTGACCATGAGCAAATCCATAGATATCGTTCAGGAAGATTTGATATTTGATATTGAAGATATTGCCAGGTACAGTTGTCGAACCATTGAGACCTGTATACACATGGTTGATACCTGTGACTCCAGGAGGAAGTTCAACATAATTGTCTAGTTCTTGCCACGCTGTAGAACCCATGGTTGTAGCACCTTGAGCAGCAGTTCTAATCGCTTCAGTCACCTGAATACGAATGATGGTTTGGTAAGAACCTTCATAATGAAACTCTTGGAACTGATGGATTGCCTCTTCAACTAGGTCATCCAGTTGCTCATCGCATACGTTAATGTCGATGGCAGGATAACCCAGTCTACGAAGAGCATACGCCTTCAGTTCTGCTTTGGTGGCGGGTTTAGTAGCGGACATTTTTTATCAAGCGAACGGAGTAGAATCGATGACGCGGGTTTCGCCATTGGCAACCCCGCCAGTGCTAAAGGTAAGGGTTTCTCCAGCAACGAAGAAACCAGTAACGCTATCAACTTGGATACCTTTAATACCACCAGCGAGGTTGAGGACATCGGTGATAGTACCAGTTGCACCAGAAACAGAACCAACGAAAGTATCACCAACTGTCAAACCAGTGTTAAGACCAGTATGACGAATTATGAGAGTTGTAGTAGTTTCAAGGTTGGACAGCATACTCTGGAGTTGCAGGAATGCATTCTCCAAGAACGTCTGGGAAATCTTAACTTCCCCACCAGCAACAGCGAGATGATTGCTGTTGAAGGAAGCAACACCTCGGTTAGAAGCGGTTGCAATCTCAGCATCAATCTCGATTTGGTTATTGACATCATTATAATTGATATCAATACCTTCACCTGCAACCAGAGCGTTACCAACGGCATCCTGAGCACGTTCTGCAGTGAAGTACTGATAGTTAACGTTCTCAGAGATGTCTGCGGTAGAAGCGCCTGTAGCAGACGTTACACGACCTTTGGCGTCTACGGTAACCTTAGTGTAAGTTCCTGCCGTTACACCGCTGTTTACCAGGGTGCTAGCGATTGTGACATTGCTACCACCATTAAAGGAAACGGAACCAGTGAGGTCACCAGACAAAGCAATGTTTCTTGCAGTCTGCAGAGTAGATGCTGTGGAAGCATTACCAGCCAAGTTACCAGTTACATCACCAGTCAGGTTTGCGGTGATAGTACCAGCAGAGAAGTTGCCAGAAGAATCTCTAGCAACCAGACGACCAACAACGTTAGCCGAAGTCGCGTCGGTGACAATCTGACGAGCATTTGCACCGTTATAGGAAGTACCAGAAGCAAAGCTCAGGTGTGTTCCAACAGAAAGAGTGTTGCTTACTTGAGTTGCTGTTCCCGAGAGGTTTGCAGTAATTGTACCTGCTGCGAAGTTACCGTTAACGTCACGTAGAACAACAGAGTTAGCAGCAGATGCGGTGTTGGTGTTGAGGGTAAAGGTTGTGTTTCCAGAGACACCATTGCCATTGGTAACAGTAAGACCTGTTCCCGAAACAGCAAATGTTCTCCTATCGTATGTTCCATTTCCAGTCCTTACGAGGTAACCTGTTTGTGTTGTTTGAGATGCCAGTGCAGTGATGTCTGCATCATCAAACGTGGTGGTGATAGTTACGTTGCTACCACCATTGAAGTTGACATTACCATTAACAACGCCGTCAATAGCGATGTTGCGGGTTGTCTTCAGAGTATCTGCCGTAAGAGCATTACCCTGAATACCTGCACTTGCTCCAGTACCACCATTTACAGTGATAATATTTGCTGAGAAGTTACCGATAGCATTACGATAAACGACTGTGTTACCTGTAGCACTTGCAGAGGTTGTCATACCATCCAGCAAGTCTGCGTTCAGGTTAGTAACCTTAGTTGTGGATGCAACAGTAAACGGAGCAGTACCAGTAGCAACGTTGCTAATAAGTTGTCCATCGACAGTGATTGTTCCATCAACATTCAAGTTGCTATCGATGTCAACCGAAGTGCCTGCACCAGTGACTTCCAGTTTGCCGACACGGAGGGTTGCATCAGTACCTGTGTAAACTTCGGCATTGTTGGTAGCACTCTCAAGCATGCGGTACTTACCGAGGTTGTTGTCCCAACCAAAGAAACCAAACTTGGCACCACCATCGTAGTAACGGAACTCAACACCACGGTCCTTGCCGTCATTAGAGCTGGGAGCAGTATCACCACCCAGAGTAATGATGGGGTCATCAATGGTCATTACCGTCGAATTAACGGTAGTGGTAGTACCGTTGACCGTGAGGTTCTGGTTAATTACAACGTTGTTTTGGAATGTTGCATTACCATCAACATTCAGCGTATTGTTCAGTTCTGTATGACCGTCAACATCCAGAGTGGAGTTGAGAGTTGTAGCACCGTCAACATCTAATGTATTGTTGAAGGTTACACCACCATCAACATCAAGAGTACCATCGGTGTGGATGTTGCCAGTAGCACCATCGATGGTCATCTCAATGTTGCCAGCACCATCGATATATCTGTATGTGTTGTTGTTACGATAGTCAATGTTTGCTCTGAACGTAGAAGCGTTATCTACATCGAAAGTGGAACCATTGAAGTTAACATTGTCATTTACTGTCAGACTACCTTGAATAAAGGTGGCACCAGTATTAGACCAGACGTTAAACTTATCAGTACCGTTATTGTCTTGTACTCTGAAATAGGAGTTAACATCATTAACGATGAGGTCTTGCTGGAACGTTGCGTCACCATCAACGTTGAGAGTGCTATTCAGTTCCGTGTGCTGATTAACAGTTAGAGTGTTATTGAGTGTTGTAGCATTGTATGCATACAACGTACCAGAAATGCTAGTGTTGCCG